GTGAATCTGTATTTACATACTGCAAGCTAAATTGAATGTTGTAAATCCCGGAGTAAGCAGCCGTTATACGAGAACCACTAACAACGGTGACGCCATTGCTAAAGGACGTGCTGTTTAATGAGACGGGATAAGCCACTGTTGTGCTTGCGGCAATTTGATCCGTCGTGTCGTAAAAAGCAGCGGAGGGGAAATTCAAGAACTGACCGCCCTGCGGACCCAGTATGTTTTGAAACGTTCCGCTAATACGGTTGAAGTACAGGCGCAGAACATTGTTGACCCCGTCGTGGTATCGGGATTCAAAATCAAGCGGAGAAAGCGGTAAATTAGGTGGCGATGGGAAATTAATGGTGCTCACGCGCCGCCCCCTGTTGCACGGCCATCTTGTCGAATGTCAAGACGCGGCGCACCAAGTTGCCATGTAGTACCTAGTTTGTTAGAGCGTACTTTGATATAGGCTTGACGACCACGCATCCTTGTGTAGATCTGGGCGGTATACTGATCTACCGGATAGTCGGGCGAAGATACCGTTCCGCTAGCTACCGTTCCATCAGGGGAACCCGAGCTTGCTTTGGGATAAAGCGAAAAAACAACCTCGGGATCACTATCGTCAGTAGATCCTGTGAAGGTGATATCCGGGATGGTGCGGTAAACAAACATAAAACGATCACCATCGTCAATATCAAATTCTGCCGACTCAATATAAGCCTCAATGGCTGCTACCGAGTCGCCCGAAGCGTCATCGACTCCATACTCTTGATTCAGAATGCGACGGTTGTAATCGGCAGATTGCGGATAATCGCGCAAACCCGAATCGGACCACGCGGTGCGTGCCATCGTGCCGTAGTACCAAATACGTTCTAGGTAATTAAAGACAATATAGCGATCAACCGTGTTGCTATTTTCCGAACAATAGAACCACCATACCTCGTTGAAACCCTCGTTGGTTCCGGCAAAGAATTGATAGTTCTGTTCAAGATTAATGTCACCAAAGACATGTCGACGAAGATCACACGCAAGCGTTTGCACGCGACCGTCGTAGGCATAAAACTTATCGACACCCATCCAATAAACAATGCCCGAAGCCACAATTACCGTGTTAGGCCCTGCAACCGAGATATTGTCCCCCAACAACTGCGCGCCCCAGACCAAAGGAGCACCTACGAACTGAAGCGAATAGGCGGAAGAATCGGTCAGGGTAAAGATTTCTTGGCGTGTTTGAATAGCAGTAACGATTTCTGATCCGTGAGACAAGCGCAAATCACCTGCTTGATTGGTGATGGCAGGTGTCCAATTGGTTAAGCTCTCCTGATCCGCCCAACGAACGACCATGGGGTCAAAGACAGCTCCCGTATTGGGATCATCGGCTCCGAAAGCAAAGAGAAAACGCGAGATGTCAGAGATAAATACAAAGGTCACCTGGGTAGGACATCCCGTTGAGCCGCTTAACGAAGTGAGATTGACTCCGCGCGTGCCCGTGCCTGAGGAGGCATCCCAATAATAAATAGCACTGTTGCGAGGAGCAAAAACAAGATCTTCTCCCCAGTTGTAGGCACTCCATAACCGAGCATTGAGCAGGCCCCCTTCGCCAAAGCCCCAAGGACCAAGGCCCCAACCTCCCAGGCCCCAAGCGGCGGCAGCTTCGGTAATCTCGCTGCCTGGGGTCAACTCATAAGAAGCCAACACCGTATCGCCAAATGGTGAGTTGGCAGCATCCACCGAATTAGCCGCAACACCGAGTTCAATGCTGTAGGAATCCGCGTTGATGACCGTGATTTCAAACTCTTGGTTTAAATCACCTCCTGTGATGCTACCACCTCCAAAACTAATGGTCGCACCAGAAAAAACAACATAGTCACCCGAAGTTGCCCCATGAGCAGAATCGGCCACCACTAAAGTGTCGGCCCCTGTTGTGGCATAAAAAGGATCAATCAACGATACCGTGTCTTCAATAGGTGTAATGTTGTAGTACACACCAAGCGCTTCGACGTAATACTTTTTATTGGTACCCACGCCAAGGTAATTAGTGCCGTCTAAGGCTGTCCAATTCCAAAGATTGCGACAGATTCCCTCAAACTGGTTATTGGAATACTGCGCCCAGCCACCGATTTTTTCTGGCGTGCCCTGACGAAAGCGCACTTTCTCAGAAACATACCAACCACCTTCGTTGGTATAACGTGTGTTTTCTCGGTTTACACCGGGCTTGAGTAGGATTTTGCGTACAGGCATTACTTGATTGGACCTCCGACCAGCCATGCGTCACAGGTTCGTGCCCCAGCGCATTTAAAGTGAAATAGCTCACAATAGCCTAAGTTAGCCCGTTTAACGACGTCTTTTTCAAGCTCCATGCCTGTCTCTTGAGCGTCTTCGGCATGAATGCCGTTTTCAATGCAAGCCAGCATGGCAGGAGTCTTGATAAAAGCTGCACAATTACCGCAACGTGCTGTCTGCGCTTCCTCAACAGAAATGGCCCACATCTTGGCTTTTTTGTCCCAAAAGTCCTTGGAGGGCTCTTCAGGATTCAAGGGTCCGTAGCCGTATTCCTTAATAGCATTGTTGCGGTTTTTCAGGTTGACATGAATGTCAACAGTGGCAACAGGACAAGCGCCCATGCCGCCTTTGGCATAAGACTGTTTGATGGCTTGGCCAATGGCTTTTTTTTCAATAGGCATGTTTACCTCATCAACGCCGCTTCAGCCGCTCGGCGGCGGGTGAGTCCGGGAAGCACACGTCCGGCAGCTTTATTCCACAACATACATTGATCGGCTGCGCCATCCCAATCTCCCGCGTCAATACGCTTTTTGAAGGTGGAGACTCTGTAGTTTCCTAGGCCACAATTGTAGACCCAGCTTGTCACAGCAGCAATGCGTCTGGGCAGAGCCTTATGAATACTTGGCGACATCTTGAGCAAACCCCGAACGAAATACTCGACGTGGTGGTCTAAGGCGTCCTCGCACTGCTCCATCGTCCAAATCGTATCGGGATTGATGTTGGGTCCGGTGGCTCCCCAGCCAATCGTCCAAGGATGTCCTCTGGTACCGGGATCGGGATAGGCTTTAACTCGTCCATCAGGCAAACGCTTTGCTAGCCCTTCAAAGGGCTTAATAAGTACATCCTTGCAAAGCTTCTTAGCCTCATTCACTAGATTTCTCAGCAATCAATCGGTTAACGTGTTCCCACAGCGCATGGATCTGCCTATCGTGATCTTTCTCCAAATAATCAAGCCGCGTCTTAATAGTCACGGCATAGACGGCCACACCAACAAGGGCAACACCAAGAAACCAAACTCTTGCAAGAGAGTCTATTAAGGCTTCCACAGTTATGCACCTTTGTTGTACTTCTCAATAGACCGACCTACAAACCAGAACGTAAGCATCATGTTCAGCATGGCAAAGTCATCCTCGTCATAACTCTTGGTTAGGACTTCCGCCCAGTTAGCGTTGGTTTGAAACGCAATCGTCAAGCCAGCAGCTTTGACAGCCACGTATACACCAAATGCAATCCAAGTAAGACCGGGGCGGGTAATAGCAGTGATAAAAGAAGCAAGCCAGCCAGCCTCTTTTGCCGTTTGGGCCTGCTCCTTAAAAGCCTCCTTAATCGTGTCCATTTGCGAGATCGAGTAGTCAACATACTTCTCCTCCATCTTGAACTCGCCTCGCATCTTCTCAAGGTCGGTCTGAAGCTGGAACATACTCAACTCATGCTGGCGCTCGTTCTTCTTGTCCAAGAACTTCAGCACTTCCGGGGCGAGGCGGAAGATACCACCGAAGATGGAACCAAGAAGACCGCCGCTTAGCAGATCAAACATAATTACCCCTTAGCCGTTACGATGTCTTGGCCTTTTTTGACCGTTACTTTGGACCCTTCAACGTCAACCTGCATGGGTTGTTCGGCACGGTCTAGTTTGTCAAGACGATGGATAAGGTCTTTAATGACTTCAAACTCAGGCTTCTCTTGCTTAGGCGCAGTCCCAGCAATGCCGTTAAGCATCTGAATAAGTGCAGTAAGTGAAGCGCCAAGCAAGCCCATCACAGCGGCAATCTTTTCACCTTCAAGGAACAGTGATGCACCGACACCCACAATCACGATCAGGAAGATATACAGTAAGCCATCTTCACCAATGGCTTTACCTGCTACTTCTTTGGCCGAGTCTTGTGCTTTAAGCTCTTCAAGCCTGATCTTGGCTTGCGCCTTAAGAACCGCTAGTTCGTGGGTTTTATCGTCCATTACTTTTTCTCAGTAAGTGCTGCTACGACAATAGGAATGATTGCCTTAAGGACATCTGACCAAGCCATGGCGTCTCCTAGATAGTCACCGTTGCCGTTGCACTGGCGGTCCCCGCACTATCCGTTTCGCTTCCGGCGGCATCAGTTAGAGTACCTGCCGCATCAGTGAAGGTGCTTGTTGTGGAAGAAAAGGAGGGTGTTGTAAAGGTTAACGACGTGTCTGATATAACGAAAGGATAAAAAGTGCCTGTCACCGCGCCGCTTGTTGGATATTTAGCCGCAATAGTGTTTTGTCCCACTAGAAATACGGAGTCCCCAAACACAGCTACACCATCAAACTGGACGGTAATTACGGGGCTTGGGTAGTTTTCAAAAGTCATACTTCGTGACCACGTCTCGTTACCCGAACTATCCGTCTTAAAAAACCCACCAGCAAGCGCGGTAATATAAATGTTGCCAGAAGAATCTAAGCTGATAGCTGGTCTTTCGGTGCTGCCTATCACCGTGTTTACGGTCCGTTGCCATTGAATAGAGCCACTGTCGTTGTATTTAACCAGCACTAGGTTTTCACTATTACCCTGACGTCCAGCAATATAAATATTGTTCGATGCGTCGGTAACTACATTGGTAAAAGCAGCCCCGGTATTCATCGTTAATTGGCGCTGCCAAGTTATGGATCCGGCGCTGTTGTACTTCAGTAAGACCCCTGTATCGCCCAGCGATGCATTGCGACCAACCGCGACAACATCTCCAGCAGCATCAATTGTGATGCCCAATCCCTGGAGATTATTAAGCGCAAGTGATACCTTCCTTTGCCACTGCAAAGTGCCTGAACTGTTGTACTTCACGAGCACAAAAAATGAACCAGAAGACCCCGTAATATAAACATTATCGGAAGAGTCTGTAGCAACCCCGTAAATAAGTACACTAACACTTGTTTCAGATAGTTTCCTCTGCCATTGCAGCGTACCAGAGGTGTTATATTTTGCTACAAGTCCAGCATAATAAGCGCCGACTAAGAAAGATCCCGCCACTAACGTATTGGCGTTTGAGTCCGTTGCCACCGCTGGGGTGCCACCGATATAGCTACCAATCTTCCGTTGCCAAGTAATGCTTGCGTTTTCTTTACTTAACTCAATGGCAGATGGACCCCCAGCGGTGGCTAGAATTGGGTTTCCCCCCGAATCAGTAGCAATACCTGATGCAAACCCTTGATCTAGGTCAATGATCCATCCTGAGGAAAACATCCTCAGGTTCATAAAAACCGCTTGAAGTGCGCCGGTCATGTCAGACCACTTCCCGAAATAACCCAAACACCTGAGGAGCTTAAGCCGCTTACTTTAATAGCCGTTGCTGATCCATACTGCGCCAGGGTTCGTGATCCCGTTCCCCCTGATGGCGAGAAGTACATAGTATCCGTGGTAATCGCGATGGTCACAGCAGCCGCAGCAAGGTTAATAAAGGTGATAGCCGTTCCAATGGGATAAGCCACCGATGAAGCTGCCGGAATCGTAAACGTTCTGGTGTTATTGTCCGACGATGGGTGAAAAACGTGTTTACCAGCATCCCCGAGAACAAGCGTGTAGTTGGCACTTTGAGAGTTCTGTGGGATGTTTTTGAATCCTACCTGATCCGTTCCGTCTGCCGTACAGTTAGACAAATTCCCCGAAGTTGGCGTGCCGAGAACAGGCGTGACTAACGTAGGCGTGTTAGCAAAAACTAGCGCTCCAGATCCCGTCTCGTCCGAAATAACGCCCGCAAGCTGTGCTGAGGTAGTCGATGCGAACTGGCCAAGCGTGCCGCCTGTGTAAGCGACCGTGCCTCCTGCACCAAAGGCCACGGAACTTGAATCAGTACCCGTAAAAGTCAGCGTGTTGCTGACGGTGGCCGTCTTGCCATCGGCAATGGTTAGCGTCGATCCTGTAGCGGGGGCCGTAATAGCGACTTTGTTAACGCTCGTAGCAGTTGCCACGCCAAGCGTCGGTGTGACAAGCGTTGGACTTGTGGCAAAAACAAGTGCGCCAGAGCCTGTTTCATCAGTGACCGCAGCGGCAAGATTTGCCGACGACGGCGTGCCAAGCCATGTTGCTACGCCCGTTCCAAGTGATGTAAGGCCCGTGCCTCCCGAACTTGCCGGAAGCGCCGAACTCAAGGTCAAAGAACTTAGGTGTGTAACGGCGTCGACAACATTCACACCGTTGTTGTAGACCCACATGGTTTTGCCTGCGGGCACAGCTACACCAGAACCCGTGGTGTTTTTGACTGTAATGGCGTGAGCGCAGCCGTTGTTTATGAGGTAAGGCTTTTCAATTTGGCATCCTGAACCAAGGATAAGGTTGGTTGCGCCTGACGTGGAGCCCGAGCAATTAAGCCTTAAATGGCGCGCAGATTGCGTTGCGTTAGTGTTTGTTAAGGTGATAGTGACGTCCGAACCCGCAAAGGTAACCGTGGCGCTGCCTGCAATGGCCTCTTCAATTGCGGTTCCCAGGTTGGTATTGGTAGTGACGCCCCATGTTCCAGGGTCATCTCCGGTACCTATCAACTCAATTTTAAGATCCGAGTAAGTACTAGCCATGATGCTATTCCGTATTGATTAAGGACCACTGCGCGTCTTGGGTGTCAGCGATCTGCACCCAGGTAACACTTTGCGTATCAGCAATTTGTGTCCAGCCAGCATTCTGTGTATCCGCGATAGGCTCCCACAGCAGGCGGCGAATAGATTCGTCCGTAAGCTCAATGGTATCAGCTAGTGCGAGACCTTGGTAGTTAGTTTGCGTAGCAAGCGAGTCAGCACCAGTGATGGTGTCAAAGAGCGTCACACCGAAGGTACTGCCCGTTGGATCGACCGTGTCGGCCAAAGAAACCGTATCGGCAAAACTTACCGTGATCACAAGCTCAGGCGAGATGGTATCGGCCAGCGACACTGTGTCGGCAAGGCTTGTCGTGATAACAAGCTCAGGGACCAAAAGATCAGAAACCGTGACCGTGTCGGCTAAAGCCAACCCCTGGTAGTTTGTCTGCGTGGATAACGAGTCGGCTACCGTGATGGTGTCTAACAGGGTCAACCCAAAGGTGCTGCCTGAAGGATCGAGCGAATCTGCAACCGTGATGGTATCGGCCAGCGCAAGAGTCAGTACGTTTTCTGGAACCAGCGTATCGGCAAGACTGATTGTGTCCGCCAAGGTAAAGCTGATGACGTTCTCTGGTACAAACAGGTCCGTCAGTGTGACGGTATCTGCCAGTGATGTCGTGATGACATTCTCAACAACCAGTGCATCCGATACCGTAATTGCATCAGCTAACGATGTGGTAATAACAAGTACATCTATCGTCGAATCCGTAAGCGTTACGGTATCGGCAAGGGCTGCTAAGTAATTAGCTACAAGCGTGTAGCTATCCGTTTGAGAAACAGTGTCCGCTAGCGATTCATAAATAATCGATATTGCTTTGGTAGCAAACGGTTGGTCTGCTAACGGAGCATCAGAGAACATCTCACTCGGCCTTCGTTACCCAAGTACGTGTGAGTTCATCCCAGATGTGAATCTTGCCTTCTTCAGGCGCAGGCTCAGGCACGGGAGGAATCCAATCCAGGGTGTTGGGATCGAGGTTGACCCACGATGGATACGGCTGCGGCGGAAGAAACGCATCATGCAGTTCGTTATAGGTATACCCCATGCCAGCATAACGCTTGCGGAAGTTACCGTTATAACTTGTCTGCTTCCAGCGTCCACCGAATAGCCGCTCGCAAAAGGCAGCGCCGATGTACTCTTTCTCTACCCCATGCGCGTCTGACGTATCCGCATTGGATACCACAATCACACGCAAGACCACATTGTTTTCATCAAGTTCTGCAAAATGTGCCATCACTTACCTCATTAAAGAAACTTAATTACAACGATACCTGATCCGCCCGATCCACCAAGTGGAGCACTAATTCCAGACCCCCCGCCACCCCCGCCTGTATTGACTACACCTGCTGTTCCTCCTGATGGTGCAATCGGACTGCCGCCATTCCCTCCAGAAACACCGGGGGTTCCAGGACCGCCTATACCTCCTGGCAAACCAGCACCCCTCCCACCTCCACCTCCACCTGCATAAACTACTGATACGCCAGTGATTGAATTAGCTGTACCTAGTCCACCGGAGCCTCCTTGAGATGGGGATGCGTTCCCGCCTACACCGCCAGCGCCCCCTCCACCCCCTCCAGTAGCGTTTACAGATGAGCTACCTCCATTATTCCCTTGGGAAGGAGAAGTTGCAGGGGTATTACCAGTTCCTCCGGGTACAAAGGGTCCAGAAGAGGATGATCCTCCGCCAGAACCTCCAGAATTGCCAATTCGAGGAGAAACTAACGCTCCTGCGCCACCGCCTGCACTAGTAATTGTGGAAAAAGTAGATGATGCCCCGTTGCTATTACCCCCGCCACCTCCACCTACCGTTATGGTGTAAGTACCAGCAGTTACTGAAAAGTTACTGCCTACACGATACCCACCAGCACCACCACCACCATAAAGACCGCCACCACCACCACCCCCAGCAACGACTAAATAATCCACGGCTGTAACGCCTGGGGGGACGATCAATGTACCGGTTGCGGTGAAGGTGTTGGTGCTGCCACGAGGGACAGCGTATTTAAGGACGACAATGCCGGAGCCGCCAGCTTGTCCAGAGGTCGAGTTCGCACCTCCACCACCACCACCCGTATTAGTTACACCTGCTGTTCCTGCTGCGGGAGAAACATTTCCATTACCCCCAGAAACTCCTGGTGTTCCTGGACCTCCTAAACCCGCTACTCTTGGGGCGGGCCCCACACCTCCTCCGCCACCACCAGCATAAACTACTGAAATACCTGTGATTGAGTTGGCTAAGCCTAATCCACCTGCACCGCCAACTGTTGTCGTTCCATTACCACCTACACCTCCTGCACCGCCACCGCCACCACCTCCGCCCAGAGGACTTGGACTTGAACCATTTCCACCATTATTGCCTTGGGAAGGCGAAGTAGCTGGAGTATTACCTGCTCCGCCTGCTCCGCCTACAAGTCCTCCTCCAGCACCAGAGCCCCCAGAACCTCCAGTAGCACCGTCAACAGGATTTCCGCCGCCACCACCCGCGCTTGTAATAGTAGAGAAGATAGAAGGCCCGCCTTGAGCAGCAATACCACCACCACCGCCCACGGTCACTGGCACTGAAGCTCCTGGTGTTACAGCTAAACCGGTTCCTACACGATACCCGCCCGCCCCGCCGCCAGCACACCTAGCAGTTGCACCTCCCCCACCCCCGGCAACGACGAGATAATCAACTTCCGTGACACCCGTAGGGACAACAAAAGTGCCGGAGCCGGTAAAAGTACGGACAATAACCCCGTACCTGCTTGTTAAAAAAGCATTCCGAAGGATGGAGCCACGAACCCTAGTAACCATTTACCAGACCCAAGACACGTAGGAATAACGCACGCCTTTTGTCACCGGCGCTACACGGTGGGGGTACAAGAAATTACTGGGAAAAATAGTGACAGATCCAGCAGGCAAGTGGATACGCTCTTGCTCCCACATAATCAGCTCGCCACCTTCGTAGTCATTGTTCAATGACCCAAGGATCGTAAGCGTCGGTATGCCTTTGCGGGTGCCATCAAACATACTATGAATATGGTCACAATGAATGTGCATCTGGGTGCCAACCGTGTAACGGTTAAACCGCACCTCTGAGTACCCTGACCATGCCCCGTACCACTCGCTCATATGGGCGTGGTCCTTGAGGATGTAGCGCTCAATCATGTGCCAGAGCTTTTGCTGCAAGACTAGCTTCTCTTGCGATGCGGACCACGATACGTCTAACTCATCTTCATGCTGAATACTGCGATCTGCAATTGCATCATAAAAGGTATGTGTGCGCCAATCACCGCCCTCGGCCAACTCAACCATGCGTTTGCAAAAGTCAGCATCAAACACATCTTCGTAAATCTTGACGTAGTCTTTCAGACCAAGCGTCATGGCTTTTTTAGAAGTAATCGCTGGTATGTCCGTCATGTTCATAGATCGAGTCCTGTCATATCGAGGTTCTCACCCACTTGGCCCACAGGGAAGGTGTTGAAAGCAAGGCTTGTGCGAATGTTTTCACCTTGCTTGGCTTCGACCATGTGCGTTAGGGATGACGGAAATAGCACAAGCTGCCCCGTGCCTACGGTAAACCACCAACTACGAGAATTGTAAATGTTCCATGTCGATGGTGGGAAGTCTATGGTGCGGTACTTACTGTCATAAAAAACAATCTTATCAA